ATAGTAGAAGCGGATGCAGAAAGCTAATTGTGATTCATTCCATTTTACTTCGCAGATTCTGGCATCACTACTCCCCAACATAAGAATATCCCCCTCATAGATTTCCTTGCCATTCTTGTCGAGCAGTCCGTTGAACTGGCCTACGGTGGCGGGGTCGACCTCACAATCATTCACAACAAATCCGAAGTTGTCTGTTGCGAAACTAACAATGTTGGAGAAGATTACTTTCTTATTGATTGTGTTTTGCAAAACTGAGAATGAATAATCAGCAAGGTTGCCATATATCCATTGTCCGTCTTTCACTCGTTTGCCTTTGAATTTGATTGTTCTCATTCCTCACCTCCTTCCTTATGGCATGGGCAGTCGGGGTCGTGGGTGATGCCTGCGACACCATACGCGCTGCCGGAATATCTTTGATACAGCAGGTAACTATGCCCTTTGTGAGTAAACTCTGTTATATGTGATGCCGGATTGCTGTCAGTATCAAACTGACTCAATCGCCTTTCTTCTACGCTGCATCCGCTCAGGCACACGGCGCAGAGGACGGCGGCGAGGATGGTTGTAAGGGGTTTCATATTGATTTACTCTCTTTATTTTCTTTTAGATTGGTTTCCTATATCCGAAATGCGCTTCCCTGCGATTCCAAAACTGGTCTTTATGTCGAGTGCAACAGAAACACTGCTGATAAGACTTTTTAATGAAACGATTATTACATTTTGGCCCGGCACACACAATCTTTGTGCCAACTTTTGCTTTCTTGTTTAGCTTGTAGTGGCGTTCATCATGCGCCATGCCACTCGCTCTTTCTGCAAGAAAATCCTCGTATGGGCGAGACTCATCATCGTAAATCTCACACAAGTGAGCAGCCTCACTATCTTCGGTTGTTGTATAGTTCATATCACTTAACTAATTCAAATTCGTAAACAAATACATAGGGATTTGAGTCCCACGTTCCTTTGCCGGATATGCGGTCTATCAAGGCGGCGTAGGCTTCGCGGGGTGTTCTTGGCATATCTCTCCATTCAAACATATCAAAGCCATCCGCCATGTCATATTTGAATAGTTCTTTATCTTTAGTCCACTTGCAGACACCCTCAGCCATACAATCCTCATAGGATATATCCTGCAACCGCTCCACTCGCACGTTGGTGATGCGGATTCGGTGGGGCATGAGGTCGGCACGGACAAACATTTTGTTAAGCCATCCTGCCAAGTTTGAGGTTATATTATGGTCATCAAGCCACTTTGCGACATCGTAGGACTTCTTAGCCAAGTGTTCCACAACGGTTTTATAGGACATCGCCACGGCAACAACCTCACCGACCTTGTATATGGGGGAGGTTACAACCTCGCATCCATTCGCATCAAATGTGATTATGCAGTTATTTTCAACCTCCAATCCTCCATACGAATTTCGGGGAGTTTTATAAACACGCCTTGTCTGCGTCTTTCGACCGCTCAACACGGCTTCGGTGAGTCCGAATTTATCTGAGAACATTATCTTTTTCATTGCTTCTTCGGTTTAACGGTGATAGGTTGAGTATCTCATCTGCAAACTCAGCCAAAAATCTTTGCTTTAGTTCATTGGTTGGAAATTGCAGTGTCATAATTCTTACCATCGAAACCAATACTTTAGCGGTCTGTTGTACGGTTAGGCCCTTTTCCGCAATCGCATTGAATTGTTCGATTGTAAAATCTGTCAGCTCTTCGGATGTCATAGTCCTTTCATTGTTTCTTGGTAAAACTTTTCATCTTCGTAGCAGTCAATACAAACCTCTTGCCCGTCCTCGGTATAGATACGTTCGTCTGACTTCTGACCGCACCATTCACATTCTCCACTGTGGAGGTCGGAGGGATGATAGATTGTTTCAGTTATCATAACTTCTCAATTTCGTTTTCGCAATAGTCTATCGATTTGTCTATTGCCTCAATGAATATATGCTTTACTTCTGTAGGAATGGGGTGTCTATTTTCATCAACCATAAAAGACCAGCCTCTCATTTTATTATTCGAGACTGCATCTGCCCTCATACTCAATAGCCTATCCCTCTCGGTTATTAGAGCATAAGCCTTTTTTGCTGTATCAATTTCCATATTATGTTGTTATAAGTTCCAGGTTCTTGACTGTCCAATAGGCACAGTATTTTATATTCTTATCCGGTTTGAGTACCATTACCCGGATGAATGATGTTCCGACTGTTCTTGGGTCTTCCATTACTTGACCTATGTTGCCGGAGCGTTTATTGCGGACGGTATCACTAACTTTGAAGTTTTGCTTATCTTCAAAAATAATCTGATAAACACCGTCCTTAGCCAACGTGCAATCTTCTACCCAAAGTTCCCATTCTCCTTTGAACCTCATCTTAAAACATTCCTTTGCAAGAGCGAGGATTTCTTCCTTTGTGTCGAAACTTGTAGTGAATACTCCAAGCTGATAACATTCCCACCTGTCCGGGTCATGATTAATCTCCTCCTGCGTAACAGGTCTGCGCAGGTCAAATTCATATCTCCATTGGTAGAATGGATTTATCTTTTTAGCATCCCAGTTTGACGTTGTTGTTCGGGGATTGTCGAGACACTGAAATTCGATGCCATCAGCAACCAATTTGCCGTAGTAGTGTATTGCATCCCAACTTATACCACGAAATGAGGTTATCTCCAACTTGACACATCTTGTCTTGCTCTTTTTTTGATAGATGCAAGAGTTATGAGGAATTGCACGCGTTTCCTCATCTTTATAGTCCAATCCCGCCTTATCATCAATGACCAAAGGGAAATCAGACTCATAGTTATTCATGTAGTCCCGGATGTTATCGGGAGTGATATTGTACTTTTTCATTATGCTACCTGTATAGAGTGATACTTTGTTAGGTCGAAGGAACGGAGACCGGAGCAGAGAGCCTCACACCATTTCCGTGCGATTGTGACCTCTACGGCATTGCCGATGAATTTCTTTTTCTCTGCCTGTGTGCCGATGAGAATGTAATCTTCGGGGAAACCCATGATGAGTTTAAGCTCATCAATCATGAGCATACGCATAGAAATGTCGATGATAAAGTATATGCGCATAAACTCTTTTATCTTAACTGTCATTGGAGAGTCAGTATCGTATATGGCAATGTTGAGTGCGCCATGTTTCACGCTCACAAATGATGGCGGCCGCTTGTCCATTCTTGCAATTAACGTGAAGCAGGGAGAATCAATTGACGAACCCGCAGAACTGAATTGAGGGTTGAGCAAAAAATGTGAGACAGATACAAGTTTTTGTTTGGGATTGGTAAGTACTGCAGGGCATATACCTTCGACACTTGATAATTGTCCGCCTCCCGAATATTCGTTAGCTATGAATGGAGTCACACCAACCAACGACAATTTGTCTTTGGTCGTAATCGTGGGTGCCGGACGGTCAAGACCAATATTATAGCCATTGCCATAATGTACCGACACGAACATGTGGTGGTCTCTCGCCGTCACTGTTCCGGCAGGTCCGTCAACGGACACGTTCTTACTGTATGGATGTCCACCGTATTGTTTTGAGAGAAAAGACACCTGCGCGAGTGCCAAGCGGTTCTGAGTAGCTACCGTAGGGCATGGAGCATCGAGCGAGGGAGGACAATATTTCCCGGTCTTCTGATTGACTGAGTTGTATTTCACCATGAAAGCGTCTTTCCCACCTGCAACGAACTTGATTAGTCCGGCGTAGATGCGCTCAAGGGTCTTTTCAGACAATGGTTTCTCACGATCAAAAATACTTCTGCCCTCGTTGGAAAAATCAAGAACTTCACGGACAGGCTTCCACGGTTGCAATTCTGAGAACAGGTTCTTACTTCCGTTCTTGCAGTGTGTAGGCTCCGGAAACACAATGGGCAATCCCTTTCGGGCGAAGATACCAAAGAAGCGTTTGCGTGAAGTGTATGCACCATAATCGGCGGCATTGAGGATACGGTGTTCAAAGTTGTAGCCGTAGCGGCGGACATTGCGCACCCATCGGAGATAACTCTTGCCCTTATCCATAGAGATAGGCTTACCGTTTTCATCCACCTCTCCCCATGACATAAACTCCTCCACATTCTCAATCTGAATGTAGTCCGGGTTGATGGCTTCAATGTAACGGAACAGGTGTTCAGCGAGTGTCCGACTGTCTGCATCACGAGGCTGACCACCTTTTGCCCGGCTGAAATTGGTACATTCAAGGGAAGCCCAGAGGACGGTCAATGCGTCGAGATTAGCAGCTCTACATTGCCTTAGATGGGTGACAAGCGGAGACAGGTCAAGTGTGCGGATGTCCTCGGTGAAGTGCAATGCTTCCGGATGATTGGAAGCGTGAGAGGCTATCGCATTAGCATCGTGATTGACACAGGCAACAACTTTCGCACATTCCTCTCCGTCGAGACGAGCGGTGTTGATACCGGTGGAGGTGCCTCCTGCACCACAAAAGAGGTCGATGTAAAGTAAGTTAATCATTGATTTTTTTGGGGGGCGATTGGAACTTCGGCGATTTTGATGTTGGAGACGCTGAGATTGTCGGCGGTGGGGTCGATGCCAGATGCAAGCTGATTGGCGAGCAGGTCTTTTACTCTTTCGGGGTTGGAACGATAGTAGCGTTCGTTGCGTCCGGAGATGTTTATGGTGAAGCTACATGTGAGGGAAATCATATGTCATTATTTGGTTAAGTAACTGTTCTACTTATTTGGGTATTTTGGCGAAGTCGGCGGCAGAGTCGGCGGCAGCTACTTTTGAGAGGTCGGTTGCGGCGGGGTCAAGTCCTCGAGAGGCGAGGTAGTCGCGTAGTTCGGCGGCGGAGTCGACGGCCGGCCGGTACTTTTTTTCTTTTTTAGGTGAGGCAGGATTGGTCTTTTGGGGTGGAGGCGTGGACTTTTTTGAGTCGAGTTGTTTCTGGAGCCAATAGCAGAAATGGCTTCGGGCGTCCTGCATTGAGGTATGCAGTTTGTCGCATTTCAGGGCGAAGTCGGCGAGATAAGCGTCGACTTGCTCGTTGGATAGCTGATAGCGTATGCAGACGCTTTCTTTCCATTGTGCGCTCTTTTTCATTTCGGCAATTTCATCATTAATTGACAATGAATATTTCTGAGCGGTGGTGGGCGCTGGTGGTGGCGGGACAGGTGTTTCTACGTGGCGGGGAGGTGTGGCTTTGCTCTGTCGTTGTTTGGGGGTATCGGACTGTTGGTGGATGTTTGTCTGTTTTTCTTGCAGTGGCAGGACGGTTGCGGTGTTGTCGATGAGATTATATTCATCAATGAGGCAGTTTCTCCGGGAGGAGCAGCAGATGGCGCGGTAGCGTTCTTGAATGCCTTTGGAAGTAAGAACCTTATCGGACTCAAATAATTGTTTAGACAGCAGACCAATGTTCATGCAGCAATCGATGACCTCCTGTATATATGCCTCGGTATATCCTGACTGTTCGGAGATTATAAAGGGCAACTCTTTATCCCACTTGGCGTAATACCCGTTTTTGTAGATAGTACACAGCAGGAGAGCATATACAGTGACGGCCTTGCCACCTTGATACTTGATGAGTTTTCTAATTCTAATGTCTTGAAAGAAATCCACGTCGAACGGGAAATAGTCAAGACCTCTTTTTATTGTCCGAGCCATAGCGGTTATGTTTCTTTGATTCTTATTCCGTGGACTGACAGCATGAGCTTGCGTTTTATCTTGTACTCCGGAGTCTTGAAGCCTTTTGTATCCTCGACGATTAATTGTCCGGATTGGTCGCGATAGACGAAGTCGGCGATGTATCGACATGCATGTTCCAGGAGTTTTCCGGCGCTGTCGCGCTGTGGGGGGATTAGCTCGAAGGTGACTTGTTCCTGCAATGCGGATATGAGGCCGGCGCGTTGCATCAGTTTGAGTTGGTTGGCGCGGTTATGTTCCTTCTTTGAGGCATGGCCGCCCACTTTTTTAGCGTGATACTTGCTTGTGCCGGAACCGTATGAACGGCTCGTAATCTCACGGGAGTGCTTGCGCAGCTCATCAATCGTCATTCGCTCTGTCATTGTAAACCTCCGAGAAACTGACCGGGATAAAACACCCGATTGGGATTATCTTAGACTCCTCAATGAAGGAGTTGATCTGATACTTGACGAACGTGCGTTCCGGGTGCTTCAAAGACTCTCTGAAACGTTCGTTCCTCCTGTTTGTCACGAAGCCATTTCTCGATAAGCATATTGGCACGGACTGCGGATATTGTCTGCACTATGAAGGTATGGTCTTCTTCAATATCCCCCTCCTTATCGTCATGGAGGACAACGTGCGCACCTATCTGATAGAATTTCTTGGTCTCCTTCTTATCATCGGATTTTCCCTCTGCATCGGGATTCCCTTTGCTGATATTGTCGCAAGTAGCCTCAACAAAGTCCTCCATCGACATTTCACCTTTCAGATACGCCGCATCAAGTTCATACCTGCGAGCCTCAGCCGATTTGAGACGGTCAATGATTACCACACAATATTCCATCTCCTTAATGTCGGTAATTTCAAAGCCTCCCTTATAATGCAGCTCGATATAGTCCACTAAAATGACCAGAGCGTTGGCAACCGAATTGGCATATAGCAGGAATGATTTACGCTTGCCATCAATCTTAGCAACCGCCTTGTAGGGAAAGAGAGAACGGTTCTCAAGCAACATTCCCTGTCGGTTCTGATTGGACACCTCTACTTCCTTCAAAGAGCCTTCCGACATCATGAATTTTATTGAACAGAGAACGTCTTGACTGATATATGTGCCACGTTCAAGAAGTATTTCATTGCGCTCTATGGACTCTACTTTGCCCGTATCCTCGTCCACGAAGTCCTCAGTCCATGTTCTTAATGCACGGCGGGCAACCCATTTGCCGAGCATTTTTGCCGGGTCGCTCGTCACATAGCGGATTTCCGTTTTGCGGGATTCAACAGTAGTATTCATTTTTGCTGATTTAATTTTAGTTTGAGTTTATTTGTTAATTGTTTAATCATGTGAGAACGGCTGTTGCACTTCTGCATTGGCAGAGTGGCGAGTGCGTCATATAGTTTGGCAGCATCATCGAGATATGCGATGATTTTCTGTATGTCAGTTTTAGCCACCTCCATCTTCCGAGCCTCCCATAAACATGGTTACCAATTCGTTGAAGTACATTTCATCCTGCGGGATATCATCACTTGCCGCCATGATTTGGTTGGCGATGGATTTCTTCTTATGGATGATGGAATAAAGCACATGGTCAATGGTGTTGCGACCGAGCAGGTAATAGCAGGTCACATTGTCTTTCTGCCCTATGCGATGCGCCCTGTCTTCACACTGACAGCAGTCGGCATACGTCCATGGAAATTCCACAAACGCAACATTGGACGATGCCGTGAGGGTAAGACCGACACCTGCCGCCTTGATGGAGCAGACTATGAGTTGTGCATGACCATTCTGAAAAGAGTCCACAGCCGCCTGTTTCTCCACAAGGGAATCACGTCCGGTCACGCTTACAGCCTTGGGGAATGCTTTTTTCAGAGCATCCACAATCTCATGATAGGAGCAGAACAGTATGAGGGGTTTGCCATTGGCGAGAAAGGTATTGACAAAATCGACAGCCTGCCGAACCTTGCCCTTTGCTGACAATGACCGGAGTGTCATGAATTTGACGAGAGCCTCCATGCGCATCTTGCGGCGAATTTCCACATCGGTGCATCCGGTGTACTTCTCAAGATATTCACGGAGGTCAGCGGCGGCAGTGTCATATACCTTGCGGCTTTCGGGGTCAAGTTCGACATATAGGTCTGTGCGTGTCTTTTCGGGAAGTTCCGTAAGTACAGACTTCTTTTCACGGCGGATCATGCAATTCTCATAAAGTCTCCGTGATAAATCTGCAAGAGCCTCGGCTTGTTCTTCCTCCTGGTCTTTGCCAAACGAGCAATAATCAGAGAGGAACTTGCCACGTCCTCCGAAGTCATCGGCAAGACGTTCCATAATGGAGAGCTGCGCTACCAAATCTTCAGGACGATTTACGACAGGGGTGCCGGACAGCAAGGCTATATACCGTTTGCCGGAGCATATACCCTTTGTGAAAATCGTCTGTTGTGCGCCGGGGTCTTTGACACGGTGTGACTCGTCAATGATTACGGATTTGAATAACTTGATGCAAGACGAGAATACCACGTCTTTCAGCCGGAACGAGCCGTTTGCCTTGATGTCCCATACAAAGTATTTACGAAGCGACTCAAAATTGACGATGGCAACTTGATACATTCCCATGCTCAACAGATACGGGAATGTGGTACGGGTTGCGTTGTCAAGTACAAGAGCCTTAACATCAGCAAACTTTTCAAACTCTCTCTGCCAATTTATCTTTAGCGAAGAAGGGCAGATAACAAGGCATGGGTAGGCACGGGCGCAATCGACCACACCGATGCTCTGCAAGGTTTTTCCTAATCCCGGCTCATCGCCTATAAGGAAGCGTTTCTTTCGGAGACCGAAAAGAATACCATCCTGCTGGTACTCGTATGGAGTGACTTTCAGATTATGTTTCAATGCTTCCATAGGTCTCATACAAGATTAACTTGAGGTTGATTTGCGGCTGCGCTCGGCAAAGCCGGAGCAAGCTCCACTTTGCTCTCGCTGGCACACAAATTCAGACACCAATACTGAAAGGCCAACTCTTCATACTTTTCACGCCCGGCATTATAGATGGCATCGCCACGAGTGATTTGCTTCTTGAATACCATACTGTTCTTTTTGCTGATGGCATATATAAAGTCCCGGTCAGAATGAGCAATATCCATATACCACGCACGTGAGCGGTCCCAATCGAAGAAGTCAATCATCTGCTCAAATTCCTTTTGTGAAGTGGCGGCAGTAGTTTTAAGGTCACCACCAAAGAGCGCAGCTTCAAGCCACCAATCCCACTTGCAACGAGTGGCAAGCGTGAAAGGGAATCCGCAATATTCAAATTGCTGTGACTGATTGACCATGAACTTCTGTGTTGTAGCATTTTCCAACACGAAAGCGAGAAACCTGTCACTCCGTGCCTCCATGCGCAGAGATTTATACATTTCCTGTGCATGGCGAAACTCATCCTCCGTGTAGAGCGTATCATCAACCGTGAAGCGATAATAATTGACTCTCGCAGGTTCGGTAATTATGGCATCTACCAAATTCCCGAAACGGAAAGCCTCCTCCCGGTTGCCGAATTGCAACCGGGGGTGAAGCAGCTCTTTGAGGGCAGTGAGGTCTGAGTTAGAGACCTCACTACGCAGATAATATGTATCGGGATTGTTACTCATACCTTACAGATTTCTTTGAATTGAAATGTAACTTGATTAAACGTTTCGCTAATTACAGAGAATACATAAATCTTATTATCCCAATCTGAGCAAACCTCTATATGATAGTCTTCGCTCACTAAATGAGGGTTTCCCTTTCTTCGCTCAATTACAGCTTCTTCAAGTGTCTGATATATTTTCTCTTCACTTGTGAATGTTGATGGATAGCGAATCTTGTAGTCCTCAATAAAGGGTTTCACATCGGCAAAGTTTTGGATTACGACCTCAACCCTTCCGGATATTTTCATAATCTCCTTATCTATCCTACCAATGTACTTATTGAGCAAAGGAAGCAGGTCAGTCGGATCGATTGGAATGTTTATGTATTTTTTCTTACCCCAACCGTCAACGCAAGAATAAAACAGGGAGGCATCTTTGGTATAAATCTTTATTGCCATAGCCGCCTCCTGTAATCTTGCGCGACCGTTGAAACAATCTTGTAATTCCGTTATTAATGCAGGGGTTAACATTACTGTGCCTTTACGTCATCGACATATACCACGCTCCCATCATTGATGAACTCGCCGTCTTTGTTGGCGAGCTTTTCGCAGAAGGTGATTTGCTTCTTGAATGTCTTGGCAAGTTCCTCATCGGACAGGCGGCTACCCTCCTTTGCCCACCACATCATAAGCACCTGCATATATCCGTTGGGGTTGAGTATGCGGATTTTCTTGGTGACTTTGGCTTTCGGCTGATAGGCCGGGGCGGTTGCCTGTGCGAGGTCGAACAGTGAGGCGGCTTCGGCGCCTGCTTTCTGCACTTCCTTTTTCTTGGCTTCCTCCTGCTCACGGGCAATGCGTTCAGCCTCTTTTCGGGCAAGTTCAGCCGCTTCACGCTTCTTGATTTCCTCAGCAATGCGCTTGGCTTCTTCCTCAGATGCTTTGGCGGCATGTTCCAACTCAGCTTTCTTTGACGGCAGCTTGTCAAGTATTTCCTGTCGGTAATCGCCTATTTCAAACTTGTATTGCTCGGCAAACTGAACGATGAGTCGGCGCATCACATCTCCACGGATGTTGCGTGACTCGTCCGGTGTGAGATTGAAAGGCATACGCACTGACGAGGGAGGACACCAATCAGCAGGAAGTTCTACGGCATATCCGGCGACAGTATCATACACTGCCTTGTAGTTGTCGAGATTAACGCTGGTGTTGAGGTCGGTCAGTTCGTTGATACGAGCCACAACAAGGTCATTGAACTTCTGCCTGTAATCATCCTCACAAGCATTGCGATACTGTTCACGTGCCATATCTGCCTGACGTTTTGCTTCTTCAGCTCTACGCTTTGCATCTTCCTCCTCTCGCTTCTTGGCTGCATATATGTTGCGGAGTTGCTGAAGCTGATAAGGAACAGTCCCGGCTTTTGTGGGGTCTATGTCGTTTTCAAGCGCTGTAAACTCTTTACGCACTTGGTCAAACAGCTTGGTCACCGGCGAGCGTAGTTCGGTCATGGCTTTAACAGTGCGGCGGGTGCGTTCCAAGTAGGTTGCGGCAGTCTTGTCAAGTTCATCTGTCATTCCTTTCTCCTTGATTTGCACCAGGAGGTTCTCACATGCTCTTAAGCAATTGTCATGTGAAAGCTGGTTTTTACGAAATGACTCCGGGGTGTTACGGACAATTGCGTCTACGTTGTCGGCAGATGCGGCTATTGCCAATGCCGTTGTTGTCGGTTGAATGACTTCGTTACTCATGATTGAAATATTTTAAGGTTTACCATGTTCCATCATCAGAGGCGGCATCTTCTGCGGCGGGGTCAACGGTGACACCCTCGGAGTGGTCGGCAGGGGCGGCGAATGAGTCCGGCTCTTTAGGGGCTTGTGGAGTCTTGCCCATGTTGTAATAGTCAGGCATCTGTTCCTCTTCGGGAAGGTCTGCCTCCATGACCATGCCCTTGCCGATAGGCAGCTTGGGATAGTTCTTGAATGCGTGTTTTACACACTTGGCGATGAGGAAACCGGGGTCAATAGTCCCATTCAGACCGGAGGTGTAGAGGTCATTAGCTTTGGCATTCTCCTTGTCTCTCCTACCACGCTCATTCTGCTTTAGCGAGTAGTTGGCAAGACGTTGCCATGCTTCGGAGAGAATGATGGCATAATCGGTAGTACCGTCAAGACGTGTAATTTTCATGAAGCAAGCCATTGGATTGCCGGGATTATGCTTGATGTTGAGGCCATAGGTCACTTCCTTACGACCGTTGCGCTCAATGTAGCTGAACTCGTCACCCTCATAGACCACGGTAGGTGTGTCGCAATGACGGATTTGTCCGGCACGTTGGCGCTGAAGTATCTCGCCGTATCCTGTAACGGATATATATATACGGTTTTCCCATCCGTCAACAATTTTACCGTTTGCGTCAACCGTTGACACTTTCACACTTCGGTTAAGGAGATAGCACATTGCCTGTGCGCCCGGCTCAAGGGTGAGGTCTTTGACGGCAAGATCAACGTAGGCAAGGAATACTGAGATTGGCGATACATTCCATTTGTTTTTGTCATCGATGATGAGGCGGTTGATGAAACGTGACTCCCTTTCGGCGAATGCCTCACCGCCCTCTCCATGCACTTGGTTGTAGAGGGTGACGATGTGTTGATGCACATCGGAGTTCACGGGAACTTCCCACGGCTTCAGCGACTGAAGTTTGCTGACTGTATCAGCGAATTTGTTTGTACTCATGACTGAGAGATTTAAATTATTAATAACTTGTTGACAACCTCCGGCTCGACTGATAAAAGGGCGGCACTGCCAAGCGGCAAATGCCGCCCATCAATCAATCATGAGCAGGACGGATGTCCTGTTGTGGGAAGTGACGGACTCGAACTGTCAATCGACAGCATGGGGATGCTGTGTCGTGGCGCTTTGGTGGAAGGAGCGGTGGCCGGCGCTTGGACTCTGCGGATTCCGTTATCGCAGACTTCTTCCCGTAGTGCCCCGGATGGTTTGGCTGCCGGGGCGATGATTTTAGGGAAAGCTCTTTGTCCGGAGCTTTGGTTTTTCGCTGTCATTGGGCGAGGGGGGCATCGCTGCTGACCCTGTTTTGCTCCGTAATTGATGGAGCGTTAATGAAGCCTAATGAATTGGCGTTTTTGCCTCTCTTGGCATGGTGTCCTCGCGGATTGGCCTTTGGTGATGTTGTGTGGTCCGGAGGGGATTTGAACCGCTGTCTTGTGCGTGGGGAGTCAGGGTGGGGGTGTCTGACAGGCCGTCTTGGGGGTGGCGGTGACGCACTGCTCTTCCGCTGAGCTACCGGACCGTGTGAGCCGCCATGCGCTTCACAGCGTTGCGGACTCGGTTATTCACATTGAATTCATGTACCTATTGAGGTCAGATTGATTGTTGGTAATGTTGCTGTGATTCAAGTTGCGAGTGCAATTGGTGATGTATGTGGCGGAGTGGTCGGGGCTGCTCTTTTTGGGGGTGTTTTTGTGGCCGGTGGTTTGGACGCCGGAATGCGGTAGTGTATGCGGCGGCGAGTAGTAGGAGGCCGAGGAGGTTCCAGAGGGGTGATATGTGGGGGTTTTCGTTGAATGCGAGCGAAACTCCGATTATGGCTGCTATGGCTGTGAGGATGTGGGTAATCATTGTGGACTGTGTGGGGTTGTGGGTTGGGTGGATGTCAGAGGGTTTCTTGAACGTGGTCGTAGAGTAGCCGGCGGATTTCGGTGAGCTTTTCGCGGGCTTCGGTGGTGTCGGCGATTGCGATGAGCACGTCGATGTCGCGGTAGTCCCAACGGCTGAAGGTGTCGGCTTTTTCGATGAGTTTGCGGTCGAAGTCGGTCATATGATTGATTGTTTAGATTTTGTTCGGTGCTCCCCCGGCCACATCGAAGTGACGCTCTGTGCTTGTCGGGGGATTTTTGTAGATTTGCGGCGACCAAACCAAAAATTTACAAATATGATTAATCAGTTCAATCTTGATGATTTGGCTTCCAAGCTATCGAAATTACCTTGTCCGGAGTGTGGAGAAACACATTCTGTCAGATTGAAATTGGCCCATTCCTCCTCGATGGATCGTCCTGTAGTAAGTATAGGCTTCCCCGACCAAGATACATGCAACGGCTTCAAACAGAAGGCCACGGCCTTTGCCAACCGTTTCATACAATCCATGAACCTCGGGCCGTTCCCGTTTGACCGGATATAAAGCATAGCGAATCTTAACCGTTCTTTTGCTGTAGGCTTTGGCACTGGTTGGTTCCCTGCCCATGTCAAGGTCAGGGAGGTTGTGTCCAAAAGCCAGAAGCCGTAATGGGGCTGTATGTTTCTTTCCATGACTGTAGTCTTTAAGAGTTGGCTTTTCTTGCTTCGCTGATTGATAACACGTTCGCTTTCCTCATGATGATTTGATTAGATTTTGCTTATTGCTATGTGGGTGGCTGCCCGGGAGGTGATTTCGGCATTGGTGGGAACTCGCTGTCCAAGCCTCCAGGCTTCTATCTCGGATTTGCGGAAGGATATTTGTCCTTTGTCGTTTTTGTAGTGGGGAATGTCACGGTCTGCAACCATGTGACGCACTCTGCTTTCTGACTTCTTTATCAGAATGGCGACTTCTTTCACGTTGAGGACTTCTGTGATACTCATTGAGATGAGTGCTTCGATGCGTTCAAGGCGTTGCTCGATGCTCATGACTTTTGGGTTTTAGGGGGGAGGTTATGCGATGCGGGAGACGTAGATTTTGCGCTCGTCGGTCTTTATGCGGGTGGAGCGTATTCCGCCGTTAATTGCGTTGCATTTTGATGCTTGGGCACGTACTGTATCCATCCATTCGATTGGAAATGATACGCTTTCTCCGATTTCTAATGCTTTGATTTTTGGCATTACTTCTTTGGCTCGTGATGTGATTTTTTCTGCCATATGCGTAAATTGTTAATGTTTAATGCTTAACTTTGGGTGTATCGAAATTTAAATGTTTCCGTTATGATAAATCAATCAGAACTTGACCGGCTCGCCTCGATGGTATCTTCTGTGCCATGCAAGGTGTGTGGATCTGCGCATCCTGTGGCGTTGAAACTCGTCCATTCTTTTTCAAACGACAGACCCGTTGTGTCGATAGGCTTTCCTGACAAGGGCAACACTTGTGGAGATTTCCAGCGGGATATGACAGCTTTTATCAATCTCCAACTCAACCGGCTAAATATGGGGAATTGCCCTTTGGACCGAATATAGCCGAGTGCAATTCTTATCCTCGTGAGCAGGTTGAGATGAGAAGGAGTGGCTTGTCCACACCATTGAATTGTGAGGTCGTCAGCGTTTAAGAGCAGGACGGCTCCTTTTCCGATGCCGGATTCGTTTGTCATTAAATGCTTTGTCATATTTTTGCTTGAATTCTCAGCCGGATTTTTTGATGTTTGATGTATAATGTTTAACTTTATGGTGCAAAGATAAGACTTCGCGCAACAAGATGCAACAAAATGCATCAAATTAACCTTATTTAACCAATAAATGCATCGGTATGAAAAATCGGCTTGCTCAATACTTGCGGGCTAAACATCTTTCTATGAGGGCATTTGCCGAAAAATGCTCTATTAATGTGAGTGTGCTATCTCGCCTCAGCGAAGCAACGAGCCCTGCTAACCTTAAGCATATTGATGAATCTTCTGACCTCAATGTAGATTGGCTGCTTACCGGCGAGGGCGAAATGCTGAAAGAAACAATTGGCAACGGCACATCGAGCAGTGCGATTGTATCGGACAAGTCTTTCAGAACATATTTCAAGGAGGAGAATGTGAGGATGGTGCCATTGCTGAACATTGACAGCGTTGGCGGCATGCATTCTTCAAATGAAGTCGGGGAGTATGAGCCGGAATTTATATTGGACATGCTGCCATTCAAGGGCGCGATTCAAGGTGACGTGGCTATTAAGGAGACGGGCGATTCGATGTCTCCGCGTATTCCATCGGGTGCAATCATGCTGCTGCGGCGTGTTATGGAATGGCAGGAGTATTTCGGCTACGGGCATGTATTCGTGTTGGTTCTGACTGATGGACGACGTATAACAAAGCGTGTCACAAAGTGTATTGAGAATCCACGAGAGTATGTGCTCTGTGAGTCAATCAATCCGGCCTATCCCTCGGAGGAGCTGCCGAAGAAGATGATTTATTCGGTGTGGAAAGTGATAGATGTTCTTGTACATGAAGGATATTGA